GCGACCTGGATCGCCTCGAAAAATTTTGGCGCCTTTTTGAATAAAGCGACGGCGTTTTTCTCGTTGAACCGGAGCGAGGTCGCTTTCTGATCCTCGGGATCTGTCCATTTCCAGCCGGTTATCACGGCCCGAGCGTAGAGCTGATATAAAAACGCCTGATCCTGGACTTTGTCGATCGGGTCGGCCCCGTTTAAACGCGCCGCGTCGATCGACATTTCGGCGATCGATCGGCGATAATCCGAATTGAGCATCGCGTCCGCCGGTCTCACCTTGACGGTCGCGATCACTTTGCCATCGAATTCGATCTCGCACGTTCGGCCCTCGTCGATCAATTTAGTGCTAGTTTCAAAAGCCTGTAAGACTCTCACAGTCTGAACTCCTGGGCTCTCGGCCCCGTTAATGTTACCTCGCAAATGATACGTTTTGCGCTGATATGGTATAGCCGAAAATCGGCGATAAAATAGCTTGATACGTTCCTGGAATTGTAACGTCCGCGTTTTTGCCAGGGACGTCCGGCGCTCCGCCTGAAAACTTGATTCGCGGCAAATCGAAAACCATAGATCGGCCGTCGCCGCCTTGCGTAATCAGGTCGAGACTCGTCTCGGTATTATTGAGAATAATCTGGAGGATCTCGTCGTTATCGAAATAAGTCGACAGCGTTCCCGTGACTGACAGCTCCCCGACTCCGAGACCGGCCGCGCCGAATACTCCGACCGCTGGCTGGCGCCTGAGATTGTTATTAATCTCGATCGTCGCCTCGAGGACGAAATTCACGCCGGCCGCGTCGATCGCGTCGACGCCACGGCCGAGCCGGCCAATATCGCTCGACGTGTTATAGACGTCGAATTGCTCGGCCAGGAGGTCGGTCGGGAGGTTCGCATAAAGGTCGGCATATAGCGGCGAATCGTCAGAGACGGCCGAGCTAAATCCGAACCAGGTCAGCGAGCCGACCGCGATCGCCTGGGGCGCCAGGGTAATATTAAAATTATTTAATGCCATCCCCAGGAATAGCTCGCGAGTGATCGGCGAGTGATCCTCGAACCGTCTCTCGACGGCGAACTGGTGCGCGCTGATAGCCTCGGCGCCATTCTCGACGCGTGAACCATAAAACGCCTGGACGAGCGAGGCGGCGGCGGCGTCCGTCACCATGCCGGTTTGAGTGTCACAAGTGACAGTATCGGCCGCCAGGTCGATCTCGCGGACACGGTTCCAGAGGTTATTCGCGGCCGTGGGAAACTCGGCGAATTTGATCCAGGCCCCGATCTCGAGCGGGATGCCTGTCCCCATTGCGTCGTCGAGAGCGCCGGCTGGAAAAGTAAATACAGCGTCCGAACCAGTAACGACCAGGCTAATAAGCCCGACGCCTTGCGCGACGTATCCCGTCACTTCCAGATTAGTGTCCGCGTCGGCGGTCTCGGTGCCGGCGACCGCTGTCGTGTTCGTGCCAGGTAACGGGCCGACCGTCAGGACGTTTACGGCGATCCCCGAGATCTCGAAAATCCCGTCGCCGACGTCACCAGTCGCGAGTTTCTGGAGCCGGACAATCTGGCCGACAATGAAATCGCCGCCGACGTCGACGTCGATCGTGCCGACGCCGAACGCGGTAATCTCGCCCGTTCCGGTTTTGCTCTCGGTGTTCTGATATAGCGCAAACATGGCGCCGGTAATCAGCTCGTCAAAAGCGGCGTAACTGAGCTCGATCCCTGTATCGCCGCCGGCCTCGGCACCGACCAGGATCAGGTCGGAGATTTGCCGATCGGGGCGGATCTCCTCGCTGACGATTGTCGTCGGGACAAAGGCGAGGCCAGGCGTTCCAGTGAAACGGAGTTGCTCGAGGTTGAAAGGCCCCGCCGGAATCGGCGCGGTACGTTGGGCGCTGCGAAAAAACCGCAAACCGACTCTATTAGTATCTGACATTGCAAGACTCCCGTTTAATTAACTGAGCGCCTCACACGCTGCGAAATGAATCATACTCTAAATTGGCGCTGACATTAACCTGGAAATACTGGCCGACTCGGCCGGTCTCGGCCATGCCGATCTCCGAAATTCGGATTCCGGTTAAATGGGCGCTCTCCAAAAAGTCCAGGACGATCTCGGCCAGAGCGTCGGCCCGAGCCTGTCCGGTGTTATGCCGGACGAATATTTGCGCGGCGAATATTGCCACGCGGCGGACTTGAATGGAAGCGCCGGCGCCGAGGCTGGCAAACGTGCCGGACGAATGGGCCAGGTCGAGGAGGACATAATCGTCGCGAGCGCCTGGTCGATAGGCCAGATTATCCCAGGCGACATTATCCAGCGACTCGCCGGCGTCAGTCCAGGCCGTCCCGAAAGCCGTCCGCACGACGTCGCGGAATTGTGCCGGCGTTCTGGTTGACGCGCCCATTATGGCACGGCCTTAGAGCCGCCAGGCGTGAGGAGGGCCGCGTCGATCTGACGGTCTACCCATCCGGCCGCCGCTTGCCGGCTCCAACCTTGCGCGAGGCGGTTCGCGTAAGGGACATTATTCTGGATAACCAGGTTCGCCCCGCCGCCGCTCCGGACAAAGCCGTCGATTTTCGCTTTACCGGCGGCCAGGGTCGTCGCTCCGGTATTGTCCTCGCCCTCGAGCTCGCTATCAATAAAGCCGCCGACTGATACCTGCCAGTTTCGACGAAAGTGTCCGCCGACATAACCAGGAGGCGGCGGGTTTTGCCATAGGTCGGGATTACCGACCGGCGAGCCGGCGACCAGGTTCCGGAGGATCGCGAACGTGGTCGAGCCGAAATCCTTATCGAGCACGATGTTTAATTGTCTGGTGATCTCTCGAGCATTAAATATTTTCGCCACTAGCTCGCCCTCACCTGGAATTTATAAAGGAAATCGGTTTTCCCTGGCCGGATTCTCTCGATCGCGATAATGTTTTTCTCCTGGCCCTCGTCGAGGATTTTGCTATTCGTCGCGGGGATCGTCGCGCCGAGCGATAGGCCGGCGATCAATATGGTCTCGTCGCCTTGCTGGACACTCTCGCCCGTGACCAGGCTCCTCGCGATCGGGACGACCACGGCCGGCACGGTGATCGAGGTCTCGGCCACTGTCGGATCGACGTCCCACGGTTTCGTCGGATCGGCCGGCGGCGTGTTCGGGATTAACAGGCTCACCAGGCGATCCTCCCCGAATTTTCGGATCAGGGCCAGAGCTGTATCCTGGAGCGCCATTATATTCTAACCGTCAGGCCGACGCGCCCGAGCTGGAACCAGCGGCGAATCAGTCGATCGGCCTCGGGGATCGGGCGGATCAATCGCAGCGACGTCGAGCCGCTGTCGTTGCCGGCGAACGTGGTATCGGTCTCGAGGACGTCGACCTTTTCCTTTAACCTGGTGACGGTGCCGCCCGACTCGTCGACCTCGGGAGTAATCGCGAGCTCGGTCATGGCCGCGACGTCGTCGCCTGGGCCGATCACTTGTTCGGCGTACAAAATGCAAGCGTTCACGACGTCGACCGGAACCTCGTCGATCGGGAAGTCGTTACCCGTGGCCGGATAGCGAGCGCCGGTTCGTGGCCAGCTCAAAAGCTGGACGTCGCCGATCCGGTCGCCGATAAACGAGAGGCCGAATCGACTCTCGATATAATCAGTTGCTCGGATCAGGGCCGCGTCCTTAACGTCGGCGCCAGAATCGCACCAGGCGGCCCGTCCTCGATTGGTTTGGAACGTGTCAGCGTCGGACGCCTCGGCGTAGGAATTAGCGCCCGCGACGATCGCGCCCGTTTCTTTAATTAGTGCCATGTTTTCATCCTCTCGCTATTCCTCGTCCATAAGCTCAATTGATAATTTTAGTCGTCGCATCTGGACAGTATTACCCCCGCCCTCTCGGCGGAATTGGATCTCGATCACTGGCTCGGCGGCGGCGGCGAACCGCGCAAAGTCCCATCCGGCGCGGCTGTCCCACTCGTCGCTCGCTGGTTGAAAACAACCGATCCCGATAATGTCGCCATTTAGGACGACTCTCATTTTCGGAATTGACACGGCGCCGGCGGCGAGCCTGGCCTCGGAATTCCACGCGATTCTATACCGACCACGGCCGAGCGGTCTAGCATTGAGCTCGAGAAACGTCGTAAACGGGCCGCCGTTTTTTGTCTGGACGGCGTTCGCCTCGGCCTTTTGCCAGGTTCGATTCCGCTCTTTTACTATCTCGCCCATTCTCTCACCTAATAAAATCCCTGATCTCGACCAGGGCCGCCGCGACGATCTGATATTCCTTTAATTTCGCGACAAATGTTTTTCCCGCCGGCGTCTCGCCATACTCGGCCAGCGGGCCGGACTTCTCAAAAACCAAAACCTCGAGGGCGCCGGTTATATTATCTAGCGCCAGGGTCGCGAGCGCGAACTTGTCCAGGCCGTCGGTTATCGCGGTCGTATCATTGACCAGGTAAGTCCCGACGTTTACGGTCACGGTGAGCACGGCCGCCGCGCAAATCGGCCGCTCGACCGCCGCCAGGATCGCGACCGCCGCCGCCGTATTCGGTGAGCCGGACAAATGGATTCTGATCTCGTCGCCACCATTGACGCCAGCCGAGGCGCCCAAATGCTCGACCGGATACTCGAAACGCGATCGCTCGTCGATCACCTGGACGCCGGTATTTGATCCGATATTTTTAACCAGTGAGACGTCGACCATTATGTAACTCTCCAGAGCGCCAGATATGCGTCCTCGATAAAGGCGACGCCGGCGGAACTGATGTTCTCGACGAATCGGAAATCAATATCGAAATCATGCGTCCCGTCAAGAGTAACGATCGCGTGGCCGCCTGGGTTGTGGCTCCACTCGTCATCGATCCTACGGCCGACAGCCGGCCGGACGTTAATCAGCTCGGTCGTGTTATCCAGCTCGACTCGAAAGCCGACGCCGACCTGTTCGTCGTTGTTTCCGATCGCGGCCGTCCAGTTGATAATATAATCGCCGGCCGGCACGGTCACATTTAGATTTAGCTTAAATTGGAAAACGACCGAGGTCGTCGTCGACCTCCCCAGGCTCTCGGCCGCGTTAAATTGACTCCCAAAAATATCAATTTCCAGCCAGTCAGAATCGGCGGCGGCGATTTTTTTAAATAGCTCCCCGTTCGTTCGCAGGAATAGCGTCCCGATCGGCCCCGCCTGGCCAGAGACGCTCGGGTCGAATGTCCCGCTTAAAACTCCCGCCAGGTCATTTAATAAAATCCCGTCGGGAGCCTCAAATGAACGATCGGGGAACATTGGCCACCACTAGAAATTAATAATCTTACGAATGGCGCGAACGTCGACCGCTGTGGTCGAGGTAATCGACAGGCGCATAGTCTGAGCTCCGAGCGCACCAGTCACGTCGACGGTAAATAACAAGCCGGTCAGGGCCGCGCCCATTTTCAGCTTGGCGAATACCGTGTAATCCGCGTCGGCCGCGTCGGCGCCGGCCCCGTTATTGTGGCCGTCGTGCGTCGCAAATATCTCGACGACGACCTTTTTCGCAGCGTCGGCGAGGAGGTTGCCCTCACAGTGAACTTGCCATTTACAGGCGGCGACGGCGTCGACCAATACGCTATCGAGGACAGTTATCGCCGTTACATTCGTCAGGCTGGTTTCGGTTCGGGCCTCGAGGATTTCCGCCGCGTTCGTTCCGACCTGGGCGTCGAGGGCTCCGATCGCCGTCTCGAGGCTGGTCGCATCGGCGACGTAATTATTCGAGGAGTAATCCGGAGTTTCGGAGCCCGCTCCGGTTTTGCCGATAAACGTCCGGATAAACTGGAGCTCGGCGAGCGTGTCCGCGTCGGTCGCTTTGACGAATGTCTGCGCGTCCGTGTCGACCACGATCGGGTCGTTCGATACCAGGATGAAAACCGAGCTCGTGTTTTCGGTTCCCTCCTCGACGGGGACGCGCATCTGACTCGTGACCTCGCTGTCCTCGTCCGCGTCGCCTCGCCTTGTGAGCTCGAACGCGACGCCGGCCGTGCCTTCTATGGTAACGGTATAAATGCCGTTATCCGATCCGGCCGCGCCCAGGGTGAGGAGAATATCGTCGCCGAGGACGGTCGCCTGGCCGTCAACCGTGAGCACTCCGACCGCTGTCGCGGTCAGCGTTGCGTTTGGGCCGTCGCCGAGTTGCGTATAAGCTGGCAAGGCCGCAAACGTCGCGAGCAATACCGAGTCCTTATAATCGACCGGCCCCGCTCCGGTGCCGGATTCCGTCCATTTATCCGTCCCCGTGCCGGCGGTCGTTTTAACCCATAACCCATTCCCGAGGGTCGGGCCTGAGAGATTAGAATAAATCGAGCCGACGCCGACCGCGTCGGTATCGCCTCCCGTGCCTGGGACTCCCGTCCCTGCTAGGCGGACGGCGTCGTCAATATCGACGCCCTTTTCTGGTCTGAAAAAATCCTGGCTCATTGTTAAATCCTACCCTATCAAGTTAAAAATAACCGCGTTTAAACGGTGTCGGTTTTAACGCGGACGACTGAAAATTCCAGGTCGACCGCCTCGTTATTTGTGGCCTCGAGAATCATCTGGAGGCCGGAAATACTAACCGCGATCGAGTAGTCGAGCGGCTCCCCGATTTTCGCGTAATGCGTCCAGCGGGCGACCGTCCCGTCGTGGATCGCGGCGACCTCGCCAAAAGCGAAAAGCCCGCCGGCGGCGTCGGTAACAGTAATAAACCATTTAACCGATCGCTCGTCGAGGAGCGTAATAAAATCGATCGTCCCCGTCGAGCTGGCTCCGATAATCGTATCGGTTTGATTCGCAGCGAGTCCGCCGGGCGGCCCTTGTGGCCCGATTGGCCCGTGTGCGCCGACCTCGACGATCTCGGTCTCGTCGATTACCTCGACGATCGTTTCGTCGCTGTCCTCGATAACGATCTGAGTCTCCTCGAGGAGCTCGAGCACGGTCTCGAGCTGGAGGTCGGTAATCTCGACCGAGTCCGGCCCGAGCTCGACGACCTGAGTTATATCGATCGTTTCGACGACGGTCTCGTCGCTGGTGGTTTCGATTATCTCGGTCATGGTGCCGTCGTGACCTCCAGGCTCAATTCGGCGCGGCCCTCGACTAGGCGCCGGACGAATCCGCTCGAGGTCTCTCGGAGCTCGAGGTCGAAAAACGCCTCGCCTTTGAACGTGAGCCCGAGAGTCGTCGTTTCGTCGAGAGCGAGGTCGATCGTTCCAGCGGCCCCGCCATTGATTAGCCGGCCATTGCCCTCGGTCAATAGGAGGATTTCAGTCCCGCCTTTTTTATCTTTGATTTGCATCCTGGCGACCCATCCAGATATATCGACCGGCGACGCGGGCGAGCCCGCTTTCCACGTGTAACGCTTTGTAAAATTGGCGCCCTGTTCGATTACCAGGTTCGAGACTTGCGCGGCTATAGGCATTTGATCGGCCTCCTGAATGTTTGCGGGATCATGTGAACGTCGCCGCCCCGACCTGGATTAACTGAGATTTCGGCCCTCGAAAATAAACGATTACGGCGCCGGCCGGCGCTCCGATCGCTCGCGTGATTCGTACCTGGTGAGGCTCGCGGAATAGGTGCCGGATATTGACGCGGCCGCCAGAGACGCCGGCCTCGGCCGATACATAGTCGACGCCGGCCGTCACGTCCAGGACGCCCAGGTCGCCGGCGAGGCTCGCGGCGTTGATCTCGAGCGCGATCGCAATATCGGCGGGGAGTGTCAGGACATTAGCGGACGATCCGCCAGCGGCCACGGCGCCGAAATCGAACGGCGTCGAGAGCGTGACGTCGACAGTCAGGAGATCGTCGCCGCCGCCGGTCTGCGCGACGGTTGCCGCTCCGGCGCCAGGCGTCACGGTATAAGCTCCGGCGACCTGGATCACTATCGCCGTGACGACGTTCGCGACTTCCGCGACGACATAACCTCGGCCCTGGATCGAGAACGCCCCGCCGGCGATCAGGAATTCGTCGCCGACGTTATACCCGCCGCCGCCAGCATTGACGGCGAGGGCAATTATCCGAAAGGGCGCAACCTCAAATCCTGCAAGGTCGAAATCCTTTTGATCCTGTTTTTTCCGGCGCCTCTCACGGGCAAACCAACCTCGAGCATTATCGGCTCGCGATCCCGTTGGCGTGGCCATAGATCACTCCGACTTTTCGGTCGACTTTTCGGCCTTTTTCTCAACCGTCCGAGCTGGCCTGGCCATGCCTCGACCTCGAGCTCGTGAGAAAGCCGCGTCGATCGGAGCGAGTCCCGCCTTTTCGAGTAACGATTTCAAACGAGCCGGCGCGATTTTCCGGTGCTGGCGTTCCCTGGCCGACGCGTTCAAATAGCCGCGAACCGCGACCGAGTGTTTATCGTTTTCGCCTTGCTGTGGATAGAGCTGGAGGAGGAGAGCGGCGGACTCCTCGCGGAGTACATTAATCGCCTCGTCGTGCTCGGCGACCTCGGCCGCGAGCTCGTCCATTCGCCCGAGGATTTTGGCCTTTTTCTTATCGCTTTCCGCGAGAGCCTCGTCGACTGGCGCGTTAGCGACGGCCTCCTGGTGCTCGGCGATCGCGGCCTCGCGCCTGGCCTTGTCGGCGGTCTTTTTATCGGTTCCGCTGGCGGCCCTGGCCTCGCTCACGGGCTCGGATTCGACGCCAGGGACGGCGCCGTGGTCAGGCTCCGGCGGATCGCCGGCGGCCTCGTCGACTACTGGATCGGACGCGACCGTCTCGGTCGCGGCGGTGTCGGGTGTCGGCGCTTTCGTGCGTTTAGTATCATCATTTGTTTTTGCTTTAGCCATTGGTCGGGGCTCCTGGGTTAAAGAATAAACCGGCCCCGTTTAAACGAGGCCGATCTCCGACGACCGTCAGTTTTTAAAATTCAGTTGTGACCAGTCGAGCGGCTTTGATTTGCTTACGTTCGGGAAATGTCCGCGCCCAATTGTTGACGCCGTCGGCCGCTTCCACGTTTGTCGGGCCGCCGTCGGGGTTAGCGACTGAGCCAGATAGAAAACGGTGTCCGACAGGGTGCATAGACCACTCGATCCGAGAGAATAACGACTCGGAGCCGCCACCATTTCCCTCGGCTGGCTCGCGATCAACCTCGGCGGGGACTTTCGGATTCCCGACTCCCCATCGACTCGCACTCGCGCCAAAAATCCAGGTATCGAAAACGCCGGCGGCGTTCGGCATTGAATCGTCGACGACTACACGCCGGCCGAGAAAGGTCGGAATATCGGCGGCGGCCGCGTTGATGGAATCGGGAACAAAATCGATCAGGTTGTTTTTTTGCGCCTTGCTGAATACGATCGAGTGCATCATTACAGCGACAAAATCGCCCTGGCTATCGCCGGCCGTGGTAATGGCGTCGATAAACGCCTCGGCTGAGAAGTCAGTCACGCCAGGCGTAAAGGCGCCGGAAATGTCGACGGTTAAATCGTCCTGGACGGCGTTGTTCGTAATGCCGACACGAGGGTCGTCGTTTGGCGCGACCTGGGCGTTATCTGCGAAAATGCCTGTCCAGGTTGCGACGAATACCGCCTGGAGGCGACGGCGCCAATATGCCGCGACTCGGTTAGCGATCGCGGTCGATGCATCATCACCAGCGAGAGCCGCGACCAGATCCATAGTTTTCCACGAGTTATTCCTGGAGAGCCTGACGGCGAGCTCCTGGTTCGTTTGGATTTTGTTCGGGGTTGCTACGGTTGCGGGATTGTCACTCGAGACGCGGTCGACGAGGATATTAGAATCGTCGTCTATGTCGCGCCAGCTCGGAGCGTTAAAGGTTGTGCCGCCGCCGGCTAGAAAGCCGTCGAGAGCGGGATCTCGCACCACGACGCCAGAGTCGACCAGGGCGGTTTTTTGCTCGGTCATTGTGGCCACATACGGGGCGAAAATTTCGGGGACTACTACGTCAGCAATTCTTACTTCGGCCATGAGAGGGCTCCTATTTGTGCCAGGCCCTCACGGCGACGGCGGGTTTAATTGGCGCGAGTTTACCTGATTCCGGCAGTCGCGCCTAGTTTTACGCCGGCGGCTTTCAAAAGTCGCTCGGCCTCGGCTTTGTCGTTTCTAAAAATCTCGCCTTGCTTTGTCATGTTCCAGCCTTTGATCGTCCAGGGATTTCCGGCTCCGAGGTCGGTGCCATTGCCGGCTCCGCCGGTGTCGTTATCAGCGCCGGCGCCTTTCGAGGCTGGCCAAAACATTCGATATTGTTTCTCGCGAGCGGCGCCGCTAAAAAAATCGTCGGGGCTCGTGTTCGGGCTTGTGTTTTTGCTATCGAGTTTCGTCACGACCTGGCCGTCCTGAGTCAGCTCGAAATTAGTCTCGACCAGCGTCACCAGGTTAGAGATTCCCTCGGGCGTCGCGCCCGCTTTTTGAGCCGCCGAATTTAAAGCGTTTTTTATTGTTGTGGAGCGGCTGGCTCCGAGCGCGTCGTCACGCTCCTGGGTTAGTTTGGCGATCGTTTCGGTCGAGCTGGCCACGTCGCGCTCGAGGTCGTGAAGTCTCACGAGCACGTCGCCACCAGGTTCGCCGCCGTCGCCGTTCGGTTTGGCTTTCGGGTCGAATTTCTCGAATCCCTCTTTAATCATTGCCGCCACGTCGTCGCGACTTATGTCGGCGCCTTTATTTTTTGAGAAGTCCGCCGCCGCGTCGGTGAAACGCTTTTTTAATGCCTCGGCATAGTTGTCGAAATCGGATTGGCTTTTCATGCCGTCGACCTGGAGGATAAATTTCCCGTCGGTCTCGGTGTAAAAACTTTCAAGGCCGGCGGGGATTCCCGCCTTATCGTCAATTATGGCTGCTAGTGGCATTTGATAATTTACTCCTCGCGAGCAATTGGTCGAGTGACTCCGGCCGGATCATAACGCCGCGCCGCTCGAAAGGGAAGTCGTTTAAACGGGCTCTCTGATTCCGCAACCATAAACGGGCCGGCCTGTCAATGTTGGCATATTGGCGACATAGGTCGAAAAAGTATTGGCGACATAGTCGAGAGCCATACGGGGCGCGGGTTTCTTATTGCCAACAAATAAATTTAATCGAGCGGTGGCGCCGGTATGTTGGCACGTTGGAATCGGGTCGGATCGAGGTCGTATAATTCGCGGAGCGTGTGCCGCTGGCCACTGACGTCGACGAATCCCTTTAGATCGATCTCGCCCTTTCGGAATAGAATCCCTCGAGTCGGGCCGAGTACCTCGTTTTGAAATCCGACGGTTTGACGGCCTAACCAGGCTTGATACGTGGTCTCGGCTGGCACTCGGCCGACCAGGCGATCCAGGGCGCGGCGCCTCTCGGGGCCGGAGAGTCCCTCGAGCTGTCGGGCCGTGGCCGCGACGCTCGGCCTGGTGCCGAGGCGGCGGCCGTCGACGACAGGGACGCGGATCGATCGGCAATTGATGTGGAGCGGCGGAATCGATCCCTCGCCGACTGGAAAAACGTCGCCGTCCAGGCTCGAACAAATCGGCGTCGTCCTCGAGTCGAGCGTCGCCGTGTAGACCTCGCGCTTTACTATCCGCCGGTTTTTTTTGTAAAACTCCTGACGGGTCGCGTTCGAGATCGCGGAGATCGAGGTCGACGCGAGAGTCTGAGCTCCTCGCCTGGTGATCTCTCGAGTCCCGTCGGTGCCGCCGAGCGCCCTCGTCCCGAATATGCGCTGGCCGATTTGCGTCGGCGTCTCGCCGAATACGAGGCCCTGGCGGATCTCGTCCATCATGCGACGCTGATCCCCGACTCGATAAGTCGCGAGCCAGTCGCGGAGAATCCGGTTTTCAAACGGTCGGGCGAATACGATCCCTCGGAGCTCCCTGGCGGTCGGGAGTACAGGCGCAAATATAACGGGGAGCGTGTCGTTAAAAACGCCGGCGATAAATTGCGTCTCGCCGATCGCGAGGCCGACCAGCTCGTCGCGGACGAGTTTATTAATGTCCTGAAATGTCGGCTTTGAGATCTCGGCGATTAATTTCGATGTTCGGATCATCCTGGCCGTGGTCGCCGGCCCTGGATCATAGCCGAGGTGAGCGATCCGATCGAGGCGGGCGCGGATCGCGGCGCGGAGCTCGGGCTCGGCCTTGTCCAGGATTCGCGTTATCCTGGTCGACATTCCTTTACCGAAACGGATTAATTCGACCTGGTGCGCGAGGAGCTGGTCGCGGATCTCCTCGTTTACTGTGGCCATGATTTACTCCTCGTCGTTGCTGTCGTCGTCCCCGTCGTCCCCGCCGGCGGCCGGCTGGCCTGGTATTGGCTGACCTGGTAGCGGCTGACCTGGCTCAAACATTCCGCGCAATGGATCGTCGCCGCCTTTGAGCCGGTCGTCGTCGTCCTCCTCGCCGATCTGATCGAGCTCCTCCTCGAATGTAAACTCGGTGAAATCTTTTTGCCGGAGCCAATTATGGACGGATTTCCAGGAGATCGGAGTCCCCGATTTTTTGGCCTGGGCGAATTTAACCAGGTCGGCGACGTCGCTCGCCTCGTCGATAAAGTCGAGATTCGGCTCGACCTTTACCTCGTCAGGGTTTGCTCCTACCCATACCGCACACTGGCGGAGAGACGTCTCGAGGGCGCTCGCCGCTGTCATTGCGATGGTTTGGAGCGTGGCCGTCCTGGCCGCGACTCTGATCCGGAGCGTCTCGGCCGCCTCGGCACCAGCTCCGGACGATAGCAACTTGACGCCCTCCTCGCCGGCTCTGACGTAATCATTCTCGAGGCTCGTCCGTTGCTCCGATAATGCGTTCGAGTCGGGGCCGATAAATTTAGCGTCGGCCTCGGGATTCGGGAGGTTCAAATAAGCGCCGGAACCGATAATCGGTTTCGCCGATCCGTCGCCTGGGTTTCCCTCGTCGCTCATTCCGAGGTCGTACCCGATCAGGACGAGCGTATCCTGGCCGGACATAAACAGGGCGCTCCGGTGATCGGCCTCGCCTCGATAGATCGCGAGCGATAGATTCGCGAGATTAACCAGCGGGACGTCGGCCGGCTTTGTGGCCAGGTCGGTCGTATTGACAAAAACGAACGGGATCTCGTCGAGGGTTTTCCCTCGGATACTCGGGACGATCGCCTCCTGGAGTGAGCCGTCTCGCTCGACCTGGCTCGTGTACACGTCCGAGGCGGCGTCGCCGAGACTTAGGGCTCTATATCGAGGGACG